TATCTAATATTTCAGAGAATACCTCTCCCTTAATAATAGGTTGCAATAATAATAAACCATTCTTTTGCAATAATGGCTCAACGTGCTTTAGTAGCGAGTTGATGTCAAAGTATTTTGACTTGAAAAACGGATTTGTTGAGTCCTTAGAGATAGCTCCTATCTCTTTCTTGACTTCATTAAGTTTTGTGTATAAATTCATATTACAATTATAATTAAAAATGTTTAGATAATGTTTATTAAGTAAATTTTTTATTCTTTTGCTTTGTACTGTTTTGTGTGAAACTTCAATGTTTCTTCATATTGTTATAAAAGCCCTCTTGATCTGGAGGGCTTTTTCTTTACAACTGTTTTAATTCTTGGTAATAATCTAATAACGAGTAGTGCATATTACGAGCATTAACAATAGATATCCTTAACAGCTCAGTTATGCAGTTTTGGTTTTTTAAGTTAACTTTCCTATTACCCTCTATAACGCTATTTAAAGTGTGTATAGATATTTCGTGCTTACTAGCAACTTGTTTTCGTTGCTCTACGCTTGTACAAGACTTTAAAATGTCTTTAAGCTCTGCCGATATTGTTTTTGTGTATTTCATATAAATAGGTTTTTTAAATCGTCACTTATATTGTTATCTGAATTGATTGACTGGTTAAAATTATTGACAGATTTTGTTAGCTCGTTGTACTTTAATACCTCATCTAATTTATTAATCAAAGCAGTTATTTGATGTGCTTTGTTTTCACACATTAGACTAATAGATTTATCATCTTCGTCATCTCCAGCCCAATCGATAGCTTTGTTTTCCATTAGGTTTCTTTCTTTTTTTAGGATACTTTGTATTTCCCAAATTTCATCTTTTGTTAAATTCATTTTTTAATATATATATAAGTTAATTCTAATGCAGCAAATAAACCTATGACAAATAGAATAGCTGCTGCTTGAGGCTCTTCTACTGCCCAACACCATACCGACATTGGCATAAATGATGAGGTAACTTTTAATATTGATTCTTTCATATTGTTTTATTAGTATGGTATTAAGTCTAAATTATTATTGTTGTTGTAAACAGCATCCTCAATCTCATCTTTCCACGCTACAACTTCTTTACATAAATCAAGTAGCTGTTCTAAGGCATCTACCTCATACTGACTTCCCAGATCATTAATCTCTCCTTTCTCGATTGCTTCTAGGCAATCTTGTAAATCTTTTGCAGTATTTTCAAATCTGCAATAACTCATATTACTCATAATTGTTTTGTGTTTAGTTATTCTTTTAAAAGCTCTAAGAGATAGAAGCAACTAAATGCTCTTATAGTGTCCATCATTTTACTTTGGTTTTAGCCCGGTCAATAGCCACATACGATTTAGTAAAGTATACCGCACCAATTTTATAAATAAAATCGCCCGTCTTCAAATTACTACCACTTGCCTCGTTTCGGTATGCTATCTTTTCACATTGCTCAATCCCATCGTTTTAAATAATATTCGGTGCCGCTTAATTACCGAAGGTACGTTATACGTTTTACATCCTATTTTATATAGCGTTTTATCTTTTAAAATCTCATCGCTGAGGTGTGCGTCTAAGTTTCCAATAAACTGACTTAGTTTCCTAACTATCTCAAAGAACTTAATTCTTAATTGTACTACAAATATATACAAATAACTTATATCAACAAATTTTTGTAAAAATTATATTACTTTTATTTTGACTGAATCTTCTGTGCCTTTTTGGCTAGTAATTAATATGCTCTTAACTACTTTATAGCTATCATTTTCGAAGATTATATCCTCTATCATTTTAACCATTGCAACGCAATTAGAAGCGTCTAAGGCTCTTGATTTGAAAGTAAAATGATATTCAGTATTATAAGTGTTTGTTTTTGGAAGCGTTTTAGAAAATTGGCTTTTGACTATTAAGTTATAATTATCTTTTATCTTTTTACGCTTAGTCCAATGCATCCCGGCATACCATTTATTTAATGATATTTTAGGTAGGTCTTTGAGTATTATCTCCATATATAAAACTACAGCTCTAATTTAATGCTTTCTTCTATATCTAGAAATGCCACTTTTTTTACAATGCTTTTATTATTGCCAAAATGAGTTGTAGCTCTAAGGCTTTTAAATATCCATTCCGGCTCTATATCTAATAAGTCAAAAGAATATATGCCATTAGGAGTAGAGTTTATATAAATAGGTCTATCTAAATGTTTGCCAGATTCAAATATCATAGCATCATATTTGCTTTTTTCTAGCAATAAAGTAGGGTAATGTTTCATCCTACATTTTAGCTCTATTCTATGCTTAAATTTAGGCGAATAGCAATCCCAACGGCTCATCTGATTCTTTGCCTTTACCAGATCAAAGTAAACAAATTCTTTAAGCCATTCAAATAATCGCTCTTCGTCCCAAGTTGACATTACCAGTTTCTATACTTACCTATATCGTAATGCGTAAAAGTTGGGTATCTACCTAATCCACCCTTTTTAATCTTTCCGTCTTTTTGCAACTGCTCTATTGCGTCTTGTACGATACTTGGCGTTATGCTTATTCTAATATCAGCAGCACTTGCAGTTAAGTGTTGGCTTTTACCAGCTCCACCTACTGATTTGTTATATTCCGGTGTTCTATATCCACTATTTATTCTAATAGGATATATCCCTCCAAAATGCTCTCTAATAACTTCTAAATTATCCATCAACTCTTGAACATTATCATAGTATTCCTCCGGCACCGGGGTACCATCTTTACAATGAAACTCCTCTAATTTAAAATGTTTACTGCTTGGTTTCTTTACTTTTTTTGGTTTACTATTTTCTTTCATAATTTATGGTTATCGTAAATATTAAGAAATACAAAGTAAATGTATTATAACTAAATTCTTCATCTTTAGCTATATACTCCCATCCTAAAGCGAATCTATCGTGTGGAAAATGTCCTACAATGTATATCTCGTAATTCAATTATAGTTGCTTTTTAATATCTTTAAGATTGTTAATAACTTCTATCAGCTTTGCAATCATAGAATACCCTTTGACTGCCTCCCAACTTTCATCTATACTCTTTGCTTCATTTATTATTAGCGTTAACGCAATAACCTTAGTCGCCATAAAATCCACATCAACAACATTTGAAACAAGCGAGTTAATAATAAAGACATCTGAGCCATAAACCATCATTACAACTGCAATGTAAGATATTAATTTTGGCACTAAACCAGATCTGAATGCCTTGCTTGACAATTTTTCTCCTAAGTTCTTAGCTTTCCAGATCCCAAACATAGTATCTAAAATGGTAGAAAGAGCCACCATAATTATTATGCCGTTTATTGGGGCAAAGAATAATAATATCGAATACAATATGCTACTAAAATAAATCTTCATTTTTACAATAATCACTTTCTGGGTTTACCTCGCAGAATGTCTTTAAATAAAGCTCAGCACAACCGGCAAAAATATGCACTCCATCTGGGTTAGGATAAACCTCGTATTGATTAAGGCTCATCATATCTTCATTAAGTAACATATCTACTGCATAGTGAGTACTAAGGTCTGTGCATTCTCCCTCCTCGTTATAATCAAAGCATATTTGCCCTATTTCGTGAATGGCTGCAATCTGTTCTATTAACTCTCCGTCTTTATAAAGGGTATCTCTCACAAGTTCCCAATCATCTCTGTCGTCAAATTCGTATTTTCTAAAAATCATATCGTTGTTAATGTTTCTAATTCGGTACTCGTTAAAATTTCTTTAAATATAGCTAATGATTTTATCCCTTGTTTTCTACCTTGTAAATTATTATCTTGTAAATCAATAGTATCAAAACCACTTGGAATATTTCCGCTTGTGTATGTTTTTACCAAAGAGCCATTTAAGTATATTTTAAAATCATCAGTTTGGTAAGTGACCGCTATTTTATTTGTGTCTAAAAATGTCACAAGTGTTGGATTGTTAATTTCTACAACGCCACCCACTTGGACAATAAACTGAATATATGATGCATTTCTGTATGCGAGTATTCTATTACTTGTTGAATTACCTAAATTTATCTCTACAAATGTGAAGTTATTATCCTCTGTCAAATCAAATTCAGAGTATAATGTTCCTTCTGTTTGCCCTATTAAGTCAGTTGCCGAAGTTATAATTCCAGACTCCAAAGTCCTCGTAACACTCGTTCCGCTTGTTGGTATGTAGGATGTTGGAAAGCTGCCTTGTTCAACTTGCAATCCCCACATATAGCAACTTATCTCATTTGTGCCAGTATAAATTGGTGAAGTACTGCTTGAACTTGGATTATAATATTGCTTTGAATACAAACTGGAAGATATTGCAGTCAAAAAGAATTCAAAACGATACCAACCATTGCCATAATCTATTATTGATACTGGATTAGTGTGTTCTTTTGAAACCAAAGTTCCGTTGCTCATATTTATAACTGTGGTATTATTACTACTAAATTGACCACTTGAGGGTGATATATGCAAAAAATCAACAGAGCCACTTTTTACAAATCCACTGAAAGAGTATGAGTTCCCGCTTACAATATTAATGTTACTTGTGTTAACTCTATGCACTCCATAGGTTGTATCGTCTACTAAAGCATCTGCGTTTTGCGTTCCATCTGGACTCACAATATTATTTGAATTTATAGTTACATTAACTTTTTGCCACCAAGCATTATCTAATTGCTCTGAATAAGTAACCAAATTTGTCCTCTGTGGTTCAAGCAATAAAGTTGGGCAACTTGCTCCACCACTATAATCCAATCTTGGAATGTCAAGTCTATCCGTTGTTTTTATGTAGGGCTTTGGTGAGTTGCCTT